CGTTATGAGTGCTTCAATGTTGTGTTTCATCTTTATACCCTCCTTCTTTCTAAATAGAACCCTTGCAAAGTGAAGCTATCAGCAGCACTTGCCAACTGTACTGATACCACGATATACTGCGTTACCGTAAAATCAATAGCAAATGTGCCGAATAAGGCACTATTCGATGCCCACCATGACGGGACATTGGTTGTCGATAAGTGAAAACCTTTCATTGAGGTAGTGCTGTCAATAAAGTTCGCCCGTGCTATCGAGTAGCTAAGTTGATTTGTGAAATATGTCGCAACCTGTACTGGCGTTCCACTTATATCATTAGTTGTATTAAAATATATTTTTATCGTTTTTACCCCTGCTGTTCCTACTGCCGAAGCGAACAATTCAAACATCATTCTGTCGCCTGTGGTATATGTTCCTGCGGCAACCTCTGCTCCCCAAATGTACGTTTCAGCGGTAGTTCCTGTATGTGCTGCGGTAGCCGTTGCGGTACAAACTACCGTTTTATCTTTGTTGTTTACATTTATCGTTACAGCCATGTCTTATAGTGTTATTGTTATCGTTTCAGTTTTTAGTGTTGCCAAAGAAAAAGAAGTGTTTAGTATTCCATTAACATACACCTCGTAATCTGTATCGGGTAAAACTTTCGTTCCCTCTGCTTTTACTGTTGTGGAATAACTTGCATCGCTATTTTCAATCGTTGCATCGGCAACTTCCCAAACGCCTGTATTATCGCTGCCTACGTTATCCGCTGCGGTGTTCTTGACTGGAATGTTTGCTGTACCTTCGGCTAATACAGTTGTAAAAGGTGTTGCATTAATTGAAATATTTGCATCGTTAATAGTAATATCTTCACTCGCTCCGCTTAGGATAGCTTCGGTTTTTAATGTGTTTCCAGCTGTATCTTTAATTACTGCTGTTGCATCGGGTGCTGTAATGTCAGCACTCGCACCACTCGCTATATTGGTTGTGCTAATTGTATTTAATGCGGTATCTTTAAGCACCGCTGTTGCATCGGCACAAGTTACAGGGTTTGGAATCTCTACTACTCCACCTGCAATAGTTCCTACTGGTGTACCATTTTCGTATTCAACTGGCACTTCTAACGTGCCACCACTTGCTACCGTATCAAATAGATTTCCGTTTACATTTACAGTAGCATCGGCACATACGCCACTACTACAAGTGTATGCCTCTCCTGCGTTCTTGCTTACTATACTAAGTCCGTCAACAATAGTAACAGGTTTACATTTTGGCGATTTGCTTTCTGCGATATCTCCATAAACATAGCAGTCTTCATGGTGTAAATATTCTGCTAAATTTTCATCAATATTTGTTGCACTGCTTTGTTCATATAAATACAAATCCCAACCGCCAACTCCCAACGCTACTTCGCCATTGAGAATATCCTCTGCCCCTGTTCCTACTTCTACAAGCGTTAATATTATTGCTCCTATTTGTGTTGAACTGTCAGTACAAATGCAGCGTTTAATCGCTCCTGTATCTTCTTTTATAAATTTTAAAAGAAAATAAGTTTCTGTTTTGTTTACATAAAAAACAAGTTCGTTGCTGGTATCTTGGTTTATGTTTATCATTACAAATAATGTCCTGTTACTCGAAAATGATGTTTTACTAAAGTAGAGAAATTATCGTTTAATGTAATGGTAATTTTATCTTCGTTATCGCCTTTCAGGATTATTCTGCCAAATCTTTCTTGTATCTTACTGTCTGATATTAATAAGCAATGTGCCCCTGCTCCGGTTCCTTCTGAATACAATGAGTAAGCGGCTAACCGAAATAAATCTCCATTGGTTGTTACTTTAATGCTGTCGTTTACTTTATACGTAACACCATTTAAAACTATTGCAATATCATATCCATTCGTTACCCCACCTGCTGCAATAGCACCATAACCATCTATCGGAAAAGTGCTATTATCTTGAATGTAATATTGAATAGAATGTACATCTATTACCTCTCCTGCCTCTGGTTGATAGTAGAATGTCGCAGGCGATGCCGCATAATTTCCATTTGCATTTATAGTTCCTGTGCCATCTCCGTTGGTAGAAAGTTGTATTGATAAAGGAATTTCTGTAACAGATGTTGAACTTTCGTTATCTAAATAGTTTTGTATTTCTTCTACAAGTTCCGAAAGCGTGTCGTAGCGTGGCTGTGTTATCATTGTGAATGGTAACGCCTCTAATGTTGTTTTTGGTACTGCAAGGCTTCTCTCCGTTATTACTAATTTACCATCAATACCAAATACCGAAACGCTATCTTTGTCGTATAATAGCACGTTATCTTTATCCCTTACTACTTTTATTTTTTCTGCTAAATTTATTATTTGGCTCATAATTTTTTATTTAAAAAACGATACCACTTTTACCGTAGCCGTTTGTTTTTTTGTTTAAGTCGCAACAATCGCTCTGCATAAATTCAGGGAATAAAGCGTAATTCTCTACTAACCAACATCGCATTTCTTCGCTGTAAAATTCTGCTTGTGCTAATGCGTTCTTCATTCTTATATCTAATATCTTACTATCTACCGCCTCGCCATCATTGCTTGTTTTTGTTTGTATTCCTGTTGGTGTAATCTGCGAATGTAACGCTGGTAAGGCTCTATATAATACCCACCATGCCAACGCTGGTTTAATTTTTTCAATCAAATTATCTTCATCAGTTGTAAGGTCGTTATCTTCAACTCCCTGTATTAATCGGTCATAGAGAGGTTTTGAAATTAAAGAACGTATATCTCTCTTCTCTGCAATATCAATGTATTGCGAAAATCTTTTAGCGTTTACGTTGTTGTTTAAATCCGTAAAATCTTTTATTTCTTGTTCGCTAATTAGTGCCATCGGTTGCTGTTTTTGTAGCGTTAATCATTAAATCCTCTACCTTAAAATCTTCTTCTAACTGCAATATCCTCTCTCTATATTCCCTTACTGTCATTGAGTGTTTCATCATGTCATCGCTTGACAGGAAGCTGAAAGGGGTGCTTTCAACTAAACTTATTTTGCTTTTAATTCCGTTCAACTCCAACAAAGTATTTAAGATATTTTCTATCTTTTTTTGGTAAGGAAGTATGGTAATATTTTGGAAATACTCTAAACTTTCTCGTATCGCTTTTCCGCTGTCGGCTAAGCCTACCTTTACTTGTATGTTCGCTAAGAAAGGTGGTATTTGATTTGCTGTAATTAAGTTTTCGTTTATATTTCTTGCCATGAAATCAAACATCTCATGCGAATTGTTAGTAGGTAAGTTATTCACTTCGGGCTTTCCGTCTGCCCCTGTACTCCATGTCAATACTATCTCCCCTGCATTGCTATCCCCTGCAAATCTTTTCTTCAACCCTTCTAAAACTCTTTCCTGTTTGTCAATGTCCGATAAATCCTCGTAAACGTGAATGTGTGTGTTACCTGCCATTCCGTTTTTAATCATGTTTTTCATCAAGTTAGAAACTCTCGCAGCTTTCTCTAAATCGTTTACCGCACCATTATAACGTGGTGTAGTGTAGTATATTTGTGTTGGTTTTTGGAATAGCTTATTTTCCCAAATATAACCGTTCTTACTTCCTCTTAGCGGCTTGTTAGGGTTAAACGCAGGAACTTCTTTAGGTTCGTAAATTCTAAATTCAGGCATTGAAAAGTTCTTACGCCCTGTGGATTTTCGCCAATCTAAACTCCAATAATAATTTTCTACTCCTGTTGCAAAGTCGTTTATTTGTCCTGTGCGTACTGAACTACCATCTAATACCGCTATTCTGCCAATGCCACCGCCTCTGCTTGGTACTACGTTCACATAAGAATTATCGAAAAACGTATATGATGTGGCAAGGTCTGATATAATATTTGAAAGTCCGTTTCCAACTTCGTTAAAAAAGTTTTCCGTTGCCGCTTCGTTACCCTCAATATTGTACGCATCGCCAATTAAAAACCTACGGAATATCTGTAACATCGAGCAATGCACCGCTACGCTATCGTACAACTCAACTAAGTATTGCGGATATAAATTATCCTCGCCAAAGTAAACATAAGGAGTATTACGCTTGGTAATTTCCTTTGCATCATTAGTCTTTAGTTCGTCTAACTTCAGAATGATAACGCTTGGTTCTTTTAGCTTTTCCATACAAAGGCAATTTTAATTAAACTCTTTTATTTTTGTGTTTCAAATATTGAAATAATTATATACCTCAATTACTGTTCTGTTTGTAAAATATTGTAAGTCTTTTTTTTCTTCGATATGATAATTGTCATGTTCTTCAACCAAGCTATCAATCTTGCCAATCCAATTTATTTTACTTGCCGCATTTTCAAACTTCTTACGTATGTCTTTCCTTACCATGCTGTAATGGTGTAGCATTACTTCTTCTTGTTTGAACTCATAAAAATTATTGCTCGGAAAGAAGCAACAAGCAGGGTCAACGTAAACTGGATAGATGCCATGCCTTATAGTAATCTGTGGTGTTATCTCGGTAATGAATGGCATATAATAATCTTCAATAGGCGTTACTTGCCATGTAGGATATTTGTAATAAGTAAACATTCGTGTTGCAGTATTTTTATATCCCTTTTCTATTACTAATTTTTTAGCAAATTCAATTTCTTCTGCCTTATAAAAATGGTCGTGTGCCATTAAAATAAAATGCGTGTAGCCCTTGCTACGTGCATAATCAATGGCTTGTAAATATTTTATTCTTTCGTTTCTCTTTGCGTTCCATACTCCATTCGGCACATAGTTAATCCAATCGCCCTCTAATTGTGGGCGTACCTCGTTGCACTCTTTGTAATGATTTGAGTAGTGTTGATGCGAAAATATTACTCCATCAACATACGGTCGTATATGCTTGTAAGATTGCTCTAACATTCCGTAATCCCATAAGGTGTAGATAGCTGCTAATTTCATACGCTTACTTTTATAAATAGTCTTTCGTTTTGGTTTGCCGTTTGTTTTCCAAATTGCCCTACCTGATTTATTTTAAAACCGCATTTTAAAAACAATGTCGTAAGAGAATATAAAGTAAAATGTTCAACAACGGTAGGGTCTGGAATATAGTTAGGGTTGCTATTTAATTCCAACCAATCTTTGTTCGGAGTTACTACGATAATGTTTTCAAACACTCGTTTTTTTAGTTCCGATAAAACTAAAACAGGATTTTCGATGTGTGCTAAAGAGTGCATGAATATTACTTTTGAGAAATAATATTTTTCTAAATTGTCAACGAAATATGTTTTTTCTTCATCTACAAATCTTGTCTTATCATAACCTACACAACTCACTCCATACCCTTGTATCTTCTCGCATAGCGTACCAATGCCACAACCGTAATCCAACACGCTATCGTTGTCGTTTAACTCCAGTAAATCGCAAATAAATTGCATTTCTTCTTTATATTTTTCGGTGCTGTTGAAATCTTTTAATTTTTCTTTATAGTCCATGTAGTATATTTTTTAGTCTTTCTCCTGCGGCTTTATAGCTGTGGTTTTCTTCTACCCATTTCCTTGTTGCAATCTGCTTTTCTTTAATGTCAATATTCATAACGCCCTGCAACCTTTCTTTAAATTCTTTTTCATTATTACAAATCAATAACTCCGTATTTCCATAAACTTTTGAATACTCATTATTATTTTGATTTGTTATTATTACACGCCCTTTACACGCTGCTTCAAGTGCCGTAATACCCCAACTGCCGTAAGGCTGTAATCGTTGTTTTAAATTAAACATTTCGATATAAATTCCGCAATTATCATATCGTTTTAACTGTTCTTTATAACTTACCTTTTCTGTTTTTAAGTCAAGCCCATAACCGCATTGACGTACTAACCTACCTACCATTACCGTTCCTTTATTATCAATGTTACTTGGGTAATGTCCTATTACTTTGCTTCCATTTATGTCTGCTTGTATTCTTTCTGTATCTATTGCCCCTACTAAATATTGAGCGTTCTTCGCTCCCATGTTTGCAAACTCGCCCAACGCAATAAACACTTTATCGCACATCGCATTGAACAACCTATTATATCTGTCAGGCTGCTGCCTGTACGCTGTTCCTGTATGCCATACGCAATACTTTTGTGAACGTCTTTTGTTTTGTGAAATATAACGTGCTAAGTTTAAATCGGAGTGCATTAGCTGTATCACATCTGCCTTTTTAAATTCCTCATTCAACAAATCGAATCCGTAAATAGTGCTTTCTGTTTCATAGTTAAATTCATGTGGAAAGCCTTTTATATCAATACAATCAACGCCTACACTACGCAACGCATTTGCGTTATCATGCGAAAAGTTAGCGTAGTCATGGCTGCATAAGTTAAGAACACGCATAATATTTAGGTAGATTAATTACATGGTTATAAATTTCTGTTTGATAGTTTGCTCCAAATCTATTTCGAGCATTATCTTCTCTGCCTTGATAATAGATATAAATCGGCTCGTAAACTATTCCTATCTTTTCCTTTCCGCACATCTCTAAGGCTGCGAACATTGTCGGGCTTTCAGTAGTTGCTTTAATCCAACTACTTTTATAAATAAAATCTTCTTTTTTTATTCTCTTAAATATCCACGCATACATCGTGTTTAATGCTGTACTTCTATATTTTACTTTTCTGTAACTTCTATGTTCGTGTATTATTTCTTCAAACTCTAAACTAAAATCTACTGGCAATCCTACTCCGTTTTGATTAACCCAATTGCCATACGTCATACTCTTACCATTATCGTAATGTTTCTTTACAACCTCCAACGCATCTAATCTTAATTTATCGTCCATGCCTAACAACACTATAATATCAGTATCTTTAGCGTGTTCGTGTATTACGTCATAACGCCTTTTTGCTGCTCCTAAATTTTCTTGGCAAAGAATTTTATTTACGTGAGTTAATTTATTTATCTCAATCGCTGTACCGTCTGTGCTGCCGTCATCAATAAACCATGCCGTCCAATTATCATACGTTTGACCGATTAAACTTTGCCAACATTCTTGAACTTTGTTAGCACAATTATAGCCTGTTACTACAATGAAAAATCTCATCTTATATTTAATAGTTTATACTTATTTTTTAGTGCCACAAATGTAGGAAATAAACGCTCACAAACAAACGGGTGGTAAGTAAAATAAGGCACTCCAAACATTTGTTTTACTCTTTCTAAATCAACTCTCTTAGCATAAGGATACATACTATCTTGCATACACATTTCTGCTAATTCTGTTTCCATTATTTCTATTGAGGGCTTCAAAATTTCATTGTAAAATTCTTCTACAATTTCTGATTTCGCAATCCAATAGTTGTAATAGATAACTGGCATTGATAACGTCCTGATGTCATGCCCTAATTTATCGAATAGTTTTACTCCAATATCATAGAGTAACGGATGCCAAACCTTATCCCTCTCCCATAAATTTACGTGCTTCCATTCTTGATATTGTGCTTTGGTATGCCCGAAGAAAGAATAAATATCGGCTTCGTTTTTGTTGATGTAAAAATCAATATCATTGCCTCTTAGTCCTGTCTTATCTTTGAACTTATAACTCACTACTCCGAAGTAATCCGCTTCCTTGTGTTTGCCTTGTTCTATAAGCCCTGCGATAATATCTGTTTCCAAATATTTAGCCCTGTCATCATTCCGCAATGGATTGAAAACAGGGCTAAAATATGTATCTAATCTCTGCTTCTTATCGAAGTAGATTTGGTAGATTTTAATATTCTTCAATGAAGAAACCGATTGGAGTTTTTGCGTACAATTTTACAACATTTTCGGTTAGGTGTATCGCTTCGATAACACTTCCTTTATAAGTCATTTTTGCTACTCCATTCTTAAACCGATAACGCTTTACCTTTTCTTTAGGCATAGGCTTTTCAGCTTGTTCTTCTTCAATGATGAATTTGTTTTTTTTAGTTTCTTTCTCGTTCATAGTTTAGTTTTTATTAAAGTACATAACCTTCAACCAACGCATCGGTATTAGCATCTGAGGTGTTGTAGAACTGCTTACGCTTTCCGTTGTTCACTCCTGTAAATGTTAGTAGCGTTCCTGTTTCATCGCCTGTCTTTGCTCCGTCCGTAGTAGTGTCGCCTGTTAGCTTCACGCCTCCACTTTCTCCTACTACCCACCATTGTCCTTTTTTTGTTTTGTAAAGTACAATTACGGGAACGTCTATCAAATCTTCTACGGTACTACGAGTATCATTTGAAGTATTAATAGTACGTCCTAAGAATGTTTGGTTGTAATAGCTTCCTGCGGTTTCTCCTGATACTAATTCCTCTGTGAAGTTGATAGTATTGTCGTGCAACTCCATAACGTACATTCCACTATAAGAGAAGTCGAAACTGATACCATCAATTAATCCGGGAGTAGTTTCGGTAAATGCCACTTGGTCGAAGTTTGCAATGTAGATTTTTGAAGATTGTACGCCAGGTACTCCGAACTTGTCGGCACACGATGGCTTTATAATTCCTGATGTTATGATGCAACTTGCCATAATATTTTTTTTTTAATTTTGTTATTTTTTATTGTTTATTTTTTTTCTCTTTTTTCAAAAAGTAGGGCTTTTACACCCTACTCTTTTTAACTAAAAACTAAGCGAGAACTAAAAAAATCTTTTATTACCAACGTCCTACTGGTAGTACGTATTCAGGGTTTTGAATGAATGTGCCAACTTTAATTTCACAATCAACAAAAATTAAATCTTTTTCGCTGCCTGTTCCTTGAGTTACTTCGATGTTAGCCCAATCTTTTTCTAAGTCCGTTGCAATCCAAAAAGTATCTTTGTTCAATATGAATGAACGTCCTGTGCCTATTAAACCTGCTACTGGAACAAATCTAATGTTTGTACCCATGATAACATTTTGGCTTAATCTTGCATACTCGCTGTTTGCTCCGTAAGTAAGCATAATGTTTCTGCTATATGCCATTGCCACCGCAGGGTCGCATATACATATCCAGTTAGCACCTGCAATCGCCTGTGCGTAAACTTTAGCAGGTAGTGTATCTACTGCTGTGTTGTATGTGCTTACAGCGTTAGTTTGCGTTATGATAGCAGATGTTACTTGTGCCGAAGGAATAGTAGTCGCGGTAATTAAATCGTTTATACGAGTAATATAACCGTCAAATAAATTTAAAGACGAGATAGTACTAGCACCACCTGCTTCGCCATGATGTAAAGCTACTTCAATACTTTCAGTCCATTTCTTCAATGCGTGTTGCACGATACCTAATCCTTGTGGTAGGTTTTCTTTTTCATTCATCGCACCTAATGGTAAGTACTGATTAGTGAAGTATGTTCGTAATTCTTTTGTACAAAAGTCCTTAAACAATCTTACAGGAACAACTTCTACATCGTACTGCCCAATTGCGAACTCGCCCTTAGATGTTGGAGTACAAGTATTACCTGCTTGTAATACATCGTAATCGTCATCTGTCCACATTGGGAATTTTGCTTTGTATTTCTGTCCTTCTAACATATTAGCTACTGCTACTGTGTCAAGGGATAGGAAAGACTTGTCTAATAATTCCCCTGCGTTTTCTTTTGTGTATGCACTAAGTGCACCTAAATCAAATGTTGCCATCTTTATTTTTTTTTAAATTGTTTATACTTTTTTTATTTGTTTCCTAAAAGGAATTTTCTTTTTTCTTCTCTAGCACTTGAAAATACAGGCGTAGCAGTTGCGGTGCTATTCGTAGCAGTCGCTGTTACGGTTGTACTTACAGGCTCTTTTTTAAGTTCTTCAATCTCTGCTTTCAAGTTTTCAATCTCTATTTCTTTTTCTTTTACAATATCAACTTGTACTTGCTTCTCTGCTTTCATTGCTTCAATAGTAGCGTTTGCAGTAGTAAGATTGTTTTGAATTTCTTGTGCTTCATTTTCTTTTGTAGCAATAGTTTCTGTTAAGTTTACTATTGTGTTTTCAAAATCTTTTTTCTCATCATCAAACTTTTTTTGTTCTTCTTTCAAAGCGTTAAATTCGTTTGATAATTCTTCGTGTGCTGATTTAGTTACAAAACCATCGTTGATACGATTTAGAATTTTGTCTAAAAATGTTTCGTTTTCCATATATTTATTTTTGTAGTTATTAATATCAAAATTTGCTGCAATATTATAAGCATCTTCAAACTCGTTGTTGATGCTATCTTCTTTGAAGATTCCGTTTACAAAGCCTAATTCTTTCGCTTTAGCTGCGTTCATAAAATCTCCGTCATCTCCTGCTTTCATCAACTTAATGATAGTGTCTTTTCGTAAGCCTGTTTTGTTTTTATAAATATTTACAATAGTTTCGTTAACATCTGCAAGTCCTTTGTCGCTGCCGCCGTAAGCATGGTGTATAAAGAATTTAGAATTTTCGCCAATCAAAACTTTGTCAAATGCAGAACTTATAATTGTTGCTGCACTTCCGGCCAATCCGTAAATGTAAACTGTTCCTTTTATTCCTTGCCCTTTCACGAAGTCGTAAACAGCAAGTGCTTCAAAGGCTAATCCACCTGGAGAAAAAATATGAATATTAATTGAGTAATCTTTAAAGTAATTCATCTGATAAATAAATTCAGATGCTGAGAATGTTTCGCCAATAACTCCCAACACATAAATATCTACTGTGTTTTCAGTTTGGTTTCTTATCTCAATATTTTTCATGTAGCAATTTTAAGCTACATTAAAAAATTAAGTGTTTCAAAAATTGGAATTATTTTACTTGCAGCTTTTCACTATTCGCCAAACGGTAGTTTGTCCGATGTTAAACTCTGCTGCTAAATCAAGAATAACATCACGCTCACTTCTATTGCTATTACGATATTCTTGTTTGAATTTTTCTCTAATAACTATCTTTTGTTTTTCTCTGTGCGGTAAGGAACATTTAAGAATATTTACCATTTCGTTGGTATTCTTACCGCTTACTATTTCTGCAAATTCATCTAAAAAACTTTTCATAAATTTGAAGTATTTACTATATTGTTTCTTCTTGCTATACCGCTTTGAATGTCTGTAACGCTTGTAAATATACGCATATTTTTTATTTCATCTGCAAAAAGTTTTGCCTGAATTATCGACTGGTCTATCTGCGGTCTAGTGTTTACCATTCCCCCACCTGCATAACCTCGCATACGTGCATTTTCAAGTGTGCTAATTATTGGCTGATAGACAGGATTGTGGGTTATATGTTTAGGTACTACATACTCCCCTCGATGCACTACCCCTGCTGGTTCGTACTTGCCACCGTCGCCTGTATAACCGCCCTCTGCAAAGCCTGACTTATTTCCAATTAATGATTTTATTTGAGCGAAAGATGCTATTATCTGTGCTGCTAAACCGATGTAAGTAGGTATTGAAGCAATTCCACCTGTTAGCAAGTTGGCAGGGTTTGTGGGGCTTGTGGCACTTACGATGGCGTTTGATAATGCTGCCGCTTGGTTCAACGATACACTTGCAATGACGAACTTTCGTTGTGTTTCACTACCTGCCTTTGATAGCATTGCAAAGCTGTTAGCGAGGTCGCCAAGACTAGCAGTAGTTGCTATTGCGTTTTGTATATTTGCTTCTTGCAGTAATTTCTTTTCTTCTTCGTTTTTCTTAAATTGCTCAAACGCTGCTTGGGCTAACTGTGCGTTCTTAGCATACGATACTTCGTTGGCTGCATCTAGTTCTTCCTTACGTCTTATTTCTTCGTCCAGCTTATTGTTTTCTAAAACTGTTTCAGTTTCAAAGTTTACAATTAAATCTTTTGCAATAATTTTTTCTAATTCGTACTTTTCTCTTTTCGCTTCGGTATTCTTTTTTGTGGCATCGGTGTTTTTATTTATCGCTTCAACTTCTTTTTCTTCTACTGGCGTTATTTCTTTTTTTGACTTTAACAAACCAACGTATTTCTTTGCCGCTTCTTCGGCAGTCATGCCTAAATCAATGTATGCTTTAATTACCGCTTTGCGTGTTGATTCGCTCCGCAGTTGGTCATCTGTTAACTTGCTAAATGATTGCGTAACTTTCTTAATGCTTTCATCTACTCCTTTAACTCCTAAATCAATGCCTGTTAATGCCATTAAATAATCGTTACCAAACTTTGCTAGACTTTCACTTGCCATGCCCGAAAAGTCAAGAAGATTAGTTAACCCACTAATAATATTTTCTATGCCGTCTAAAAAACTTTTAACCCCACCTGACAAAACATTGCTACCATCTTCAAAACTTAAAATAAAATTATCCCAAGCCACTCCAACCTTTTCCCATTTCCCTGCAATAGTATCATAATTCGTTTCCGCTTGTTTTAATGCGTTGCCTTGCTCGTACAACGCTCCGTTTAACTTTTCTACCTGCTCTCTTTGGTCTATCAACGTCAATGCTGCTGCGGCTGCTTCTTCGCCAAATAAGTTCTGTGCTTTAGTAACATCTGTTACCTCTGTGCTAAGCACGTTCAATATATCGTTGAAGTTTTGCGTTGCAGGGTTCAAATCATCTCTACCTGTTTTCGCTAATCTTAATAAAATTGTTCTTAGTTTAGTCCCTGCCTCTGCTCCATCTAAGCCGCCTTTCGCTAAGCCCTGCAATAAAGCATTTGTCGTTTCAAAACTTATGCCACTAGCTTTAGCAACACTACCTACATTTTTTAAACTTTCGCTTAACTTTTCAATTGGTGCTGTTCCTTTTTGTTGCGAAGTTGCAAGAATATCCGTAAACATTGCAGCATCTTCCGCACCTGCTCCGTATTGGTTCATTGCCTTTGCTAACGCTTCGGAAGCTACCGCTAAATCTAATCCACTTGCCTTACTTAATATTATAGCCTGTTCTGATACTTGTGCTAAAGCATCGGCATTGGCTAATAGTTCAGGTTTCGCACTACCGATTAACTTAAATGCAGTTGCTACTTCATTCGCTGACTTGCTCGTGCTTCGTGATACTTCAAGAACTTTTTGTTTTAGTATATCTAAATCTTTTCCTGTTGCTCCTGTAATAGATGATAATTCTGCAATGCTTTTTTCAAACTCTATTATCGTTTTTGCTGCTCCTTTGAACGCTGCTACTAACCCACCGATTACTGCCGTTACTCCAACAAAATTCAATGCCATGCTTTTCAGCCCATCGCCAAACGCTGCTCCCATCTTATCTCTAAACCTCATGCCACTTGCTGTTGCTCCCGAAAGATTGTTATGGTACTCTCTTAACTGCGTACTGCTTCCACGTATAGACGTTTGCAACTCTCGCATACGTGCTGCCATCTCATGCGTTACCGTTCCGTTTTCTTTCGCCTCTTTACGCACTTGCTTCAATGCTTCCTTATCTCGTTCTAAGGCATGAGTAAGTTCGTTGGCTGCTTTCTTAGCTGCTTCTGTTTCTAATATTATCTTAAATGCGACTGTTTCTGCCATGACTTAATATGTTATAAATTCACATTTCGTTAATTGATTTTCGCCCACCTCATATTCCTTGACCTTATTTAATATCACTAATATTTTCCCTTGTGGCGTTTGAATAATTTTTGGTTTGCGAAATGATAACGCTTCAATATCGCTATCGTTTAATTTCACGCTACATTCAATCATACTACCCTCTTTCATTCTTCTTAGCGTGTTGGAATAATACAACTCCGTAAGCCCTGCTACTATGTAGCCGAAGCCGTAATCTGATTTATTCGCAAATAATAAACTACCATCACTCTGTTGGTTTTTGCTTGTGAAAACATGGAGGTAAGAAAACCTATTTATCGCACTACCGTTGACGTTCTGCTTGTATTGTATTGCTCCTTCTTTTACAAGTCCTTTGAAAACTAAGTAAGGGTAGTAGCTACCGAAGTTTCTTTTTATATTTGTGTTTTCTAAAGCCCATTGAAAACCGTTTTGCACTTCATTGTATAAAGTAGTTTTCGGTGTGTAGAAATTTGTTTGTGCAATGGTTGTATCTTCGGTTGCGTTTTCGTTGGGGTTAAATTCTACGTTATCCCCATAATATTTTATGAACTCTAATTTTTCTTTTATTGCTGAGGTGCTGTTCCATGAACCTAAATCCGCTTGTTTATGTTTGAATAAAAAGTTTTTGCCAAACATTGTTGAAAGCGGTGTAATAGTATAATCTTCATCAACGCTTACTTTGTCCGTCCAATCCTCCGCATCTTGTGGACTTAGATAATATTCATCTTGAGGCAACATTAATACCTCTCCGTCCTTTTCTTCCATCACTAAATTAAATGTGTTTGCTAAAGAAGAAATAAAATCTTTTGGCTTAATGTCTGGTGCTGCTTCTTTAAGTGGCAACAACTCGCCAAATGGTAACTCAACGTCTAATGGCGTTATAGTAATAACACAATCAATTAGTGTCATGTTACAGATATGTATATCGCTTGAATTATCTTCTGTGCTTCTAATATTTCTTTCAATGTAAAATGCGAGTGCATCGCCTTGCGTAGCTTCAAATTCAAACGATACAGTAAACTTGGTGTATAGAATATCGGACGGTGTTTGAACGCCCGGATAACTTTTATAAATTATTTGTTCTGCCGTAGCGATTTTCTCGTTCAATAACGTGCTACCTACTACTACGTTTAAAGTTTCATCAAGTCTGTAATTGTTTGTTTGTACTCCGATATTCACATCGTGTTCTACCTGCGTGTACACTGTTGCTTTGTATTTTCCTGTTTCTTGGGGGTAGTAATAATCATTGTTACCTCCAAACGTCCAATCAATATTTGCGTTTGTAATCTGATAAAAATACGGATTAATAAACGGCAATGTAGTGTACACTCCTGGACTTGGATATGTGTATGTGTGCTGCCCTATTCCTGTTGCTGTTGCAACGTGCAAGTTCTTCCATGCTGTTGGAGCTTTTAATTTTTCTTGACTTCCTGACAATGCAAGTTCAGAGATTATAGGCTTGTTAAAAAAAGTATCGTTAAGCATATAACCTATCGTTCCGAAGATTGACTTTAACAAATATCGAACATAAAAAAAAGGAATCCAATTTTTAATCAACATACTTTCTTCTAGGCTGCCATTGATTTGTAAATATGGAAAAAAGATGTTAGCGGTGTTGCTGTTTTTGTTCCAACTGTCGAATATATTATTAGCTGAATATGGAAAATTATCGTTAATACAATCTTTCAGTTCTATGTTTTCTAACTTCGCAAACCAATCTGCATTATCTGCATAAACAGTACATTCGTACCCATCGGTGTAAATCTTTTCAACCTTTAAAAAGCCTTTCATTACAACCGTTCCGTTATTCTTTAGTATCGCCTCGTTTTTTTTATTTACAATATCTGAAACGGATTGCAAGTTATAGATATGCTGAAATATTTTATCGTTGTTTTTTGTTTTAGGAATGGTAATGGTGTTGCTGTAACTCCCTTGCCTACGGCTTGGGTTGCTAATATCGTTGACCGCTTTTGTTATTCTAATTCCTAACTCCTGCGGTTGTAATTCAACATAATTTTTATTTAAAATTAACTCAACCATTTCTGTTTATCTCATCATAAGACATACTGAACGTATAGACAATATTGTGTATCGCTTCATCATTTGTGTCAATGCTGCTAAAATTATCGCTCGTTATTCTTATCGGCAATCTTAATACTTCGCCATCTTCGCTATTTATTTCCCACCAAAGATTAGTTGAAGATAATATCTCTCTTAGCCATTCCCTTGTTACTCTATTTACCAATCCTGAATTTATAGTATATTCAACACTAGTATTTATTGAGTAGGTGTTCCATTCTTTCTCTCCGATTGTCCTAAGATAGTTCATTCGCCTTTTACTTTCTTTTCTGCTTGTTTTTTCGTTGCGTGAAATCTTACCATTGAAAGTAAATCCGTCAATACCTAACATCTTGTTTTGCCAAAGTACGCGAACACTATCCCCACATTTATCCTTAACATTAAACCTAAATGTTTCTGTAATCATTGGTTTTGCAGGTTCTGTTTCCGTTTCAATGTACACATTGTAATAAGAACAGTTTGCTGGTACGGTAAGATAACTCATACCGCAACTTATTACCCACAACTGCTTATCGTTGCTGTATGGTAGCGTTTCTGTTTCGTTGGATATGTACACTCCATCGCTGTCATAATAATCAACTTGCACTACCCAATTTACAGCCGTTGGAAACGCTGCTTTATAGAATGAAAGTTGGTAGCTTTCATCTTCGCTTATATTTATTGTTCGTGGCGAAAAGGTTAAGAATTTCGCAGGGAACGCACTATTGTAAACTGCAACATAATCATTGAGCGTAAGTGTTGAGTCCGTTATTTGCAACTGCTCACTTACCACGTATTGCAAATGAGTGTTTACTGCGTGAATAGAATGTAAACTTCCAAAGCTGCTTTCCTTTCTATACTGCAATCCATTACCATCATAGTCTATGTATTGCCATGCGTGGGTAATTACGAATAGCCCAATGTTATTTTCATCTCTCGTTAATAACGCTGTGGGTACTGCATCTAATAATTTGTGCGTTAAAAGAGTTGAGCAATAAGGAGCAATATCGAAGTAGAATTTATTAGCTTCATCAGGGTAAGCGTACATCGTATGCTCATCTGTTCCTTTGACTATTTTTGTAAGTACTTTGAAATTCTCTAAATATTTACCAACTAAATTTCCTGTTTCGCTTCCTATAAATGCTGTATCAATAATGAATTTAGAAGGACTTACTGTTACTTTAATTCTGTAAAGTCCTTTGTAAAGAGTTCCTGTTGTAAAATTTAATTTACTATTTTTTGCAGGGAAATTAAGTGCTGCCGACAATTCGATATAAACCTCGTTGCCTCCCAACCCATAGTAGCCTGTTTCGTTTTGGTTTACCACCCTCATATACGTTACAGTCTTTAGTGTTCCGTCATAAGGGTAAACAGGCTGCGATAAATGATAAACAATAGGGTTATACACCGCTAATACATCGGTGTAGATAGGAACTTGTAAGAAGTTCGGCAATCCTATATTTACATTAGTCGGTGGTGTTGGCGTGTTTGTCAACCCCTCTACTGGTGCAGTAGGTTCTCCTGTATCTACTGGCATACATTAGCGACTTGCAATAATTGAAACTTCCACTAAGCAATCGCCACTCGCACCGCCTTGAATGGTATCAATGCTTGTGTAACCTGCGGCACTAAATGAAGTACTACCACCTGCATTAGCGTATATTACTGGTGCTGGTAAGCACATAACCTTACCCGGAGGTATAACATACCCAATAACAAATGCACCAGTATCAACAAAGTTTATCAAAGCACTTTCAGTAGTCGAAAGATTTTTAATTACAATGTTTTTAAAGTTCGTGTATTGTGCTCCTGCGGCTCTCGCACCAATAGTAAATATCGTTACGCCTGTTGTAGTTAGCAACATCTTTTGTGTAAGTGCATCAGCGTTGGTAACGCTATCGGTAAATGTGTATTGAACATCGTAGTTAGTATTGCTGTCTGCATCTACTAATTGTGTTTGGATTGAATGATTTACTACTACTCCCATGATTGTGTTTTTTTAATTGTTATTTATTTTTTTATTTGTTCTTTAATATCGTTTTTAAAGCCTTTCATAAGATGTGCTGAAACGTCTTTATTTATGCTATTCGCAAAAATATTTGTGTTGGTTGTAAATACTTTAGTTCCTTTTGTTCCTTCTTTTCCTATCTTTCTGCGAATAAGATAAACTAAACTGCTTTCTGAAATATCGGTATATGATACTGGTTTTGCTCTTACCCAATCTAATATCGGAGTAATGCCTTTGTCGGGGTCATGTGGTGGCATCTTGCCCGGTCCACGACCTTCATTCACAAACACAAAATAATCCTCCGCGTATAACGTGCCTGTTACTGACGTACTACCAATAGAAGTTACAAATCTTAGCGACTTGCTTAGCGTACTTGTGGTATTGCTTTTTTTGTGGTCTAAATCTTTTTGAATAGCCGATACCATTACTTCGCCTTTGCTCTGCAATACATTCTTTAAGGTATCTAAAGTATTATTCATTAGCTAAAAAGTTGTTCAGTTAAACAATAGTTTGCGTTAATACTTATCGTAAATGGCTGCGTAATCTCGTAACCAATCTTATTATATGTTTGGTAATCTACAAGTGCATTTGCTGTGCTGTTTTCAACTTCAAAATTCATTTGATACAGCTTACTATTAATTGTTTTTTCTTCGCCCTTATATTCAATAATAAAGCGTGAAATAATATCTTTCCATATATCGCTTGTTTTTACTAATCCCTCTCGAATATCCGTTGTACTTCTATCTTCGGGCAGTATGTCTAATACTTGGAATATGCAGTTGTAGGTAATGTTTAGTTGACCGTTGACAAACGAATGATTGATAGAAGCAGGTAACATTATTACCGCAGGATATTTCTGCTCATAGTCGGGATTTTCTTCATTCTCTAAGCCATGATAAAATCGCTCAACCGCTTTGTGGCTAAGAGAAATTTCTTGAAAGGCAAGTATAAGAGGCTCTAACATACAACAGCAATTTTACTATTGTATTTTAATAAAAGTGTTTCACTTTTTGAAATAATTATTTAGAGTAAATCTCATTCGCTCCACTAACTATTGCATCGTTCCAATTCTTGCAATTTAAGTACATAAATATTTCAATAACATTATAGTCAGTTACCTTGTCTTTACGTCCGTAGATAGCTGCAATATGTTGTATGTCCTTTGCGAGATTAAATACGCTAAGATAACCACCCAACTCATTACTCATTATGTCGTACCCTGCACCTGATAAGGCTGCGGAATACTTGCTGTTAGAGTTTTCAAATACTTTTGGAAATCTTGCGACAAGTGTTTGTCGGAAGTCAAAAAAAAAGCGGTGTAAGTATAAATATCAATGAATTTTTGTTGCTTAAAATATATTACTCTTTTCTCTGTTTCTTCGCTTGTTTCTGCTCCACTAAGCACCGCACAAACATACGGACTTGCTGCGGTATAGTCTGATATTTGTTTTAGGTAGTGGGTAACACTTTCGTACATTCCGTATTCTATTGTATCGAAATCAGTAGGCATTTTATACTTTCCTATCTTCTTCGGTATTTGAATTTTTGGAATGTCTGCAAGTTGTTTTACAACGCTTTCAAGTGCAATAAACAATTCATCTACTTGTTTCTTTTTTAGTTTGCGTATTTCATCAATCGGGAGCCCTGCAACCGAGCATAACGCCTCCACATCACTCTTTGCTTTTAACACTTTCTCATATTGCTCAAAAGTAAAGTCTGCAAGTGTTTCGGGGAATTTATATTTTTTATTATTTATTTCTATTACCATTTTTGTTGGGGGCATTTTTCGTTTATACCTTGAATTTTTAATGTTATTGAACAACCACAAGTAAGCTGCTTTAAGTTTTGTTTGCGATGTTTTTCTGCCTCAATAAACAGAACTTCTTTAAATGTTTTTTTTGAGTTCTTACCTCCTGTATAAAACTCAAACTTTGCCATTCCAAACGTGCCGCAACTTCTAATAATTCCGTTTGTCAGTTCGGGGCAACCGCTACAAATAGCGAAGCGTTGTTGCTTTGTTTTGCGGTCGGCAATCCAACGCCCATAAGGTAGCCCCACCGCTTTCTTTAGTGCGTTTAAAATTGTTTCTCTGCATGATGAACAGCCATACACCTCACTCTCTTTGTATTTAGTTCTACTGTTCGAGTTGTAAGCATCGAGTAATTCTTTAAGAACTGTTCGGTCTTTTTTTTCTTCAAACAATTCTATTTTCATTTTAAGTTCTTCGGTAGTCATACGTATTGGTTTAGGAATGATTTGTTATTATTGCTTAGTAGCATTGTCAATGTATCTATTTGGTCATCATGTTGCCCGTTGGGAAATGTGGCACATTCGTCTAAGAAGTCTGTTATGTATATTCCATCAATTAATTTCACTCTACCACTCTCTATTATAGGTGCTACTGCATTTACCCTGCTTACCTTATCTTTGTCAGGCGGTGGGGCTTCTATTACATTCAACATCGTTTCTTTTTTAAGTTGCTGTACAATACTTTTACCACTTGCTTTTGGCTCGATGTATATTTTTTTTATTGAATATTTTTGTGCGTTTTCTTTAATTGTTTTTATTAATTCAGGGAATTCTTGCCACACTCTAATAATATTTTTTACGTAAAAGAAATTTCCTTCTTTAGTTCCTATAAGTATGCTTGTAGGGTCGTTGCTCTGCTTAGACGTATAAGCAGTATCTACAAACATATCGAACACTAATTTCTTTTCTTCTACTATCTCAAACCAATGTTTTTTTATTATTCCACCCTCCGCTGGGCTTGGCATCTGCAAGTATTGACCGCTATACCCATAACTACCTAATCCTATACGTAAGCCCTGTAATACTTCTTTATTTAATCGTTTTTCAAATAATAAACCATTTGTATAATTTAGTGCAAGTTCTTGTGGTGTTATACTATTTGTCTTTTCTGCTGGTAGGTTTATATGCTCCCACTTATCAGGCTCTAAAGAAATTAAATGCCCTGTTAAATCCTTTTCGTGTAACCTCTGCATTATTATAATGAATATGCCTTTCTCGGGGTCATTCAATCTACTTCTTAATGTTTCATCAAAAAATAAATTAGCGTTTGTTCGCTCTACTTCACTCCTTGCTAACTGTGGGTTTTGGGGGTCATCAATTACTATAACGTCCCCACCCATTCCTGTAATTGTGCCGCCTGTGGAGGTTGTATATCTTAAACCTCCTTGTGTATTGCTGAATACTGACTTTGTGTTTTCATCTTTCGTTAATTGAATATCGGGAAATAATTTTATAAACCAATCGCTCTCTATTATTCTTCTTGCCGCCAAAGAAAGTTTAAGGCTCAATCCATGAGAATAGGAACTTGAAACAAATTGAATATCGGGTTTTCGCACCCATAACCAAATGCTAAAGAACACATTTGTTAGTTCACTCTTTAATGTTCGTGGTGGTACATTAATAATTAAATGCTTATTTCTTTTGTTGCCTTTTATTAAATTCTCTGCTAGTTCTTGCAGCTTATCACATATAAATTCTATATGCCAATTAGTGTCAATCTCTTTACCGTTATGCAACTGTTTGAACGCTTCCTTAGAGAAGAAGTAGAAACTACGTCTGCATAGTTCCGCTTCTACCTTGTCTTTACTTATCGAGTAAACTTCTAAGCTGTTCAAGTTCTTCTTTTGAATATTTAGAGAAGTCAATATTTACTTTTGTATCTGTGTCGTCCGTATATTCAACTCTCGCTAATTTTGGCGTTGAATATTCGAGTAATTGTAGGAATGCTGTTACGTAATCTTTACCTCCAAGCAAAGAAAGTTCTTGTTCAAACCTTTCTCTATTATTATCGGTAACGTGGGCTAAGAACTTGCGTATAGTGGTTGTATCTTTGTTTGACACGCCCTTTTGTCTGCCTCCCCATTTTTGATGATTTTTAGGTGCTGCCATTGTAACTACTTAAAACTATTATAGTTATGTTGTTTTTCTTGTATTTTCCTCGATTTTTTTGAGTATTTTTATTTGCTCATCAATTTTAAAATACCAAAGTATAAGATTACGAAATAAAGCGAGTACGCCTATTGCTATACCAGCGAATACTATAAGTGCTATTAATGTTCCCATAGTTATTTTAATTTAGTTTGTGCAAATGTAGCAATAATTTTTAAATAAAAAATATTTATTTTTCTGCCGCTTCTAGCCACACATCAAAACCACGTTCAATTAATTCTTTGGAGCGGAAATTCTGCAACGCTGACAATCTACCGTTATGCGCCTTGACTTCGATGAATAGTGGGGGTTCTCCGGCTTTGAGGCATAGCAGGTCCGGTATGCCTGGCTTATTAGTCATTATCAGCTTCAAAACATAGTAGCCGCTGTTCTCCAGTTGCTTTATTAATTTTTTTTGCAAGTCTCTTTCTTTCATTTTCTTCAAAGTGTTTAGTGGTGTATTTTTT